GGTTCACCAGCCTTAAGAGCTGCTTGAGCTACCTTACGACCATGAACCATCCAGCCAAAACCATCTGTAATGGCATTAAATACGCCACCTTCAAGCATACCTTTGGTCTTAGCAGTAAAGACATCATCTGTCTTATCTGTAGCAAGAGCAAAGAGAAGAGAATTATGAAGAGGATTGTCTTCAGGAATAAAATTCTTTACCATCTCAAAGAAGTTTCCATCTCCAGGTTTAGTAAGAATAAAATCAGCAACAGCACCTGGAACAATGCCAGAAGCAACAGCACCACGAAGACCTACACCTTTAGTTCCTAATTGAATCAGTGCTTTAGGAGCGACCTTAGCAACAGCTCTAGTAAGTACGACAAGTTCACCAATCTTAAGTGCAGCTTGGCCAATCTGAGTCTTAGGTTTTTGCAGTCCAAAAGAATAGGCAGCAGCAGTATAGCGATCACTCCATGGATCTTCAACAGGCTTGACCTTGCCACCAGTCAGTTTAGAAGCACCAACCTTGACAACATCACCCATAAGGTCCGCAGTATCTAGGGTTGCCTCTACGGATCCAACACCTAGATTAGCAACAGTACGGACTGCTTCTGCTGTAAAACCTTTATCTTTATTGATGTTTTGCTGAGCCTTGGCAGCCATTCCTGGTTGTTTTTGACCCTGTTCGTATTGTTGTTTAAGATTTGTTTTTAGTCCTAATGTTCCAGCAGCAGCATCAATAGCCCCATAAATATTGGGACCATAATCAGTTGACAGGACCTGTCCAATTGGTTGAAGAGGGTTAACCGTCTTGGGTCCAACCTCTCCTTTTTGAACTGCTTGTTGTTGAGCCTGTTGTTCTTCAGCAGCCTTTAGGGCGGCTTGTTCTTTTTCGTACTCGTTACTAGTATAATAAGGATCGAGTGGTCCAGGCCCAACCGGGCCAGTCAGTTGAGGCATTGTTGGAAATGTGCCCGCAGGCAAAAAGGTTAATAAAAAGAGGGACTAGCGCACCAGCCCCTCATAAATGTTTTACATCTCTCGCTTTAGTTCCGCATAGGCCCTACGAGCCTCGGGAAGATATTGGAGATGAGCACGATTACGATAGACACTCCAGGCATTAAGACCTTGAGAAGTAAGGATCATCTTCATACCACGAGCATTAACATTAGGATCTTTCAGTTGATTATAATCCTTAATGCCAAGAGCACGGGCACGTTCAGGCCCAAGTTCATCAATCATATTAATTTGCCAGAGACCATACGAATTATCTCCAGTAGAACGATTTGGATTGTGAGCACTAGGACGCCCACCAGACTCTCCAAGGGCAATAGCTGCCATTGTAATAGCCTTCTCAGGTGTTAAACCTTGAGATAGGCCCAGTTTGATGAGGTCTTTTGTGCCCACTGCGGGTCCAGATTTGATAGGGACAGTGGGCCCAGGTCCTTTCCCGGCGTTTGCGGCTCTAGCTTGGGCTTCAACAATTCGTTGCAACTGAAGCATTTGTTGACGGTAGTCACTGCCGGAAGCATTGTAACGCTGGGTTGCCCAAGGAGCAACAACGCTATACTGTGATAGGCGTTGCGCTTCAGAGCTGGAAAGGATAGGTTTCGTGTCAATACCATAATGTTGTGCTTGATGGGTCAGCAGTTGCACAGGACCACCATTTGAGTTAGCAAGTTGTTGCGCTCGGCGGCTCAAGGGCTGATTCGAAGACAAACGATTAATGTTGTCTTCTACTTCTGCTTTGGACATAATGACTGTGGAACCACTATTGTAGCTCCTCAGTTGGATAGTGCGGGGGTTAAAACCAGCAGCTTCCCTTACGGGTCCAGCAATCACACTCTTGGTGCGATTAACTGTTACGTCTGGATTACGACTTAATGGTTTGGTAGTCCATTCCTTTGTATTAGGATTTTGTTGGAAGTACCTACCAATTACTCTTGGCATCCAGTTTTCAATGAATTGATTAACATCATTGTCATCAACTGGTTTACCTGCTGCTTGTTGGGCAGCAAACCAACGATAAGCGATATCATTCAAATCATTAGTGACTTGTTCAATTTGAAGAACATTGGTCTCTGGTTTATTAAATGGATTAAGGGAAATGGCACCTGCTTGTTTGAGGTGAGCCTTAACAGCTTCACCAATGCTACTACCAAATTGTTTGGTAAAAGCGCCACGAGCAGAACCAGTAGCATAAATACCAAGTTCTCTTCCCATTTCTGGAGAAAGTTTACCAGCTTGAACATCACTTTGGATTTGATCCTGTGTTGGACGTTTACCTTGAGCAATACCTTCTCGATACTGACGGTAAAGAGTGTAGTCTACATTAGGAGGATCAGAAAGAAGTTCTGTGCGGTACTTGAGGGCATCTGTACTGCCTTGATCAGCCAATTGACCCAATACCCCAATGGTCTGCTTACGGAGTGCCTGAAGGTCTCCTGGGGCCATTGCAGCGTCTTGCTCGGCTTTCTTAAGAATAGTCCAAGCCTGCTCAGCTTGTTTACCCAAAGCACGTTCAGCTTTTGCTTCCTGTTGTTCTGCTCTACCTTGAATAACATCAAGAGTCTTAGCAAAGTCATCAGCATAAGCAGAACCAAGACTAATGCTATTTGGATCACCAGCAATCTTACGAACCTGTGAAAGTTTGGTAAGCATATCTTCAGCTACTTCTTGTGGAAGAGTTGAGATAGTAGTTAGAGCTTCTTTGATAACAGTATCAGAAGCAGCACCTTTACTGAGATCTCCATCAATAACATAAGCATTTACATTCCTTTGAAAGGAATCAAACATGCTATCAATAGTAAGATCTGGATTGCTGAATTCACTGTGAATCGTTCCAGTAATATCAGAAATAGCAGTTTCTTTTGCTTTTCGTACTTCAGAAGAAAGTTTATTAGCAAACATTTGACCCTTAATAGCTTGAAGCGTAGGGGCAAGATGTTCAGCAATGATAGTAGGATTAATACTACGAATGCCACTTTGCTTGATTAAAGTTTGCTGTCCAACTTCAAGAGCAGCATTAATTTCAGCAGGTGTAGATGCTTCCGCAGGAGAAATCATACGACCATCTGCTGTTGGAATTACCTTATCTTTACTTTCCATCCATGTAAGAAAGAAAGCTTGTGAATTAGTAGCTACCTGTTTAGCAGATCCAACAGCACGACCATAAGCCCGCCATCCACTGATAGCTTGGCTTTGAGCCTTGAACTGTTCTCCAGCTGCTAGTTGTCCGTTGTTTGTCAGTTCCTTTGCTACTTGATTATCAGCTTCAGCAGCATTTTGAAGAAGAATAGTTTGTGCTTGAAACCGATCAGCCTGTTCAGGAGTAGGAGTTACAGTACCATCAATGACTTCTGAAAGACCAAGTTGATATTCCTCTTCATTTTTTTGCTTTGCTTTTTCCTGAATAAATCCTGTGAGACTTTCACTGAATTGAGCAAAGGCGGCAAGATCACGTTCAGACTGACGAAGCATCATGCTAGAAGCATCATACGCCTGTCCAGGTTGAAACCCACCTTGAGTTCTAGGGCCAGTCAGGGTTACCTGTTGACCCTGTGATTCATAAATACTAGCCATGATTATTTAGGTTTTTTAGGAGCTGCTGGAGCTTTTGGTGGTTCTTTTGTTTTTTGATCTCCACCGCCAGCAGATGGCGCAATAAGAGAAAGACCTGTGGTAACGCCACCAAGAATGCCAGTACCGATACCAAGCAAGAGTCCACCAGTGCTAGGCATAGGTTTCCGTTGAGCAGCAGCTTGTATATTAGCAGATTTATGCTGTTCAAATACGTTTAGTACATTCCAAGAGTAATCTTGTTGGGCATAACCAAGATTCATACCTAGAGTAGCAAGATCTTTTCCTTCGGTACGTTGAGCATCAGTAAGAAGTCCACCAATAGATTGACCACTCCTGCCAGCAGCTAAAGTAGTACCTTGTGCTTGAAGACGTTGCGTCAGAAGTTGTTCTGCTTTTTGAGAAGCCTGATCAAATTCACTTTTTAATTGTGCTTGTGATTGTTGATAGGCACGATTAGCTGCCTCAGCATTTAAAATACGTTGTTCTTGATAGGCACGTTCTGCTTCTCTTGCGGCTGCTCTTTCAGCAGAGTAACCAGCAATAGATTGCATGGCACTTAAACCAGCTTGAGCAACGCCTACAATTGCTGGAATTAAGACGGCGGCGGGTAAACACATTTTGTTAATTTAGCAAATTCAACATAAGTAAGATTGGTTGGAGTGGTCACATAACCTAGCCTTTTAAATCCAAGCATGTGAAGCAACTTCATGTGCATCCTATTTCTTGGATCAGCAATATTATGTAACATCTCATAGGAGGTCTGTTGTTCGACCCATTTCTTAGCCTCCTTAAAAAATAGTTTTGGATACGGGCGGACATGTGGTGTGGTTAACATCCAGATGGCTCCGCAATGGGCATCAGTTCTGGATACCCCCGCTACCCCACAAATGTTTCCATCGGGGTTCCAGAAGGTTACAGCAGTCTCTGAAGAATAAACAGACAGGACTATAGCCATTTCAAGGTCTACATGACCAAGACCAGCAAGTTCCTGTCTGTCATCTTCTTGTAGGTTTTCAGCCACATAGATTGCATCTAAACGGCTCGCGGTGTGGATCAGCGATTTACAAATCATAAGACTTGAATTCCTTTATTATTATAAGTACCTTCCCAAGTAACTGATGTAAATGCAGTTGGGAACGGACTATCAGCAATTAAGCTAAAGTTAAATTGATCACCCTTAGCAAGAATAGGAATAGTGCTTTGGGCATTTCTAATAAGTGGAATGCTATCAGCCCTATAATTATCAGCTTGAATTTGAGGAAGACTTAATGAAAAATCATCACGTCCATCAGCAGTAACAAGAGCCCGATAAGGACCAGAGTTATAACTGTTAACTTTAAGACGATTAATGCGGGGAACATTAATAGTATCCTTATTACCTTCATTTTTAATAAAGTAGAATGCAGGTAATTCAGCTGTTGCTTCATACTTATATCCAATAGCAAATTTAGAAGTGGTTTGATTTCCTTCAACTTCTAAATAATATTTCTGTCCAGTTGGAGCAGTTGCATCATATTGAAGTGTTTGTTCTTCAAATGACCCCGCAATAGCTGGATCTAAATACATAAGAACTGCTTGCTCTTCTGTGTTTTCAAATCCATCTTTAAAACAAACACGAGTTGTATTAGTAGCGGATTTATAAACAAGAACAGGATTATAATCAAAATAATCAAGTCTTACATCAAGATATTCGCCATCAAATAAAAGTGATTGGCTTGGAGTTTCTGTCAATAAGGATACGGTATTGAGAATGTAATTGCTACCTTGTTTGCTAACAATATACATGATGTCTTGATCAAAGTCAAAACTTTCAACAGTACCAGGAAGTATCCAACGGAACCAAGCTGATATCCTAGTATCTCCAGCATTAAAGAAACGATAAAGATAAATAGACTTTAAGTCTTGTTTACTAAGTAGAGCAAACGTATTTGCTGACTGAGAAGTCTTTAAGTTTTTAATTGAAGCTGGAATATAATATGGTAATGGTTTAGTGAGTTCTTGAACAACTGGTTTGCCTCCAACATTATCTCCAATATTCATCTCGTAGACAGCCGTAGCTTTATCTCCTTGTTCAAGGAACATATAACTAGGACCTACATCAATTGGAGAAATGGTATCAGTTAAACTAAATGAAGATAAACGGTTAATTTCAGCTGTCTTTGGAGCAAAGGCTTCTGTTGTGGTTTCAAGAATATATTGAGCATTATCACCAAATAAAAGAAGACCAGCTCGTGGAATTGGTAGGAGATGTTGAAATCTAATTGGCTTAGAACTACTAGCACTTAGATCAATTGGATCACTGTCAATAATAGTAATAACTGTACTAGCAAAGAAATTAAAATAATCTCCAGCCTGTGAGCAGATAACGTTTTGACGAGAGGTAAAGATTATCCGGTTCTTAAAGAAAGAAATTCCATCAATTGTATTGCCTACAAAAGATGGCATTGGATTTGTATCAGATGCTCCAACTGTTCTAGGCTTCCAATATTCAAGACGAACTTCATCACCTTCTAAGTTTTGAGTATTAACAGTTTCAATTCTAAAAGTATCACCAGCAGGATTAGAAACTACATTTAAAGCAGTATATCCTTGTCCTGCTTGAATAATACTAATAGCATCAATAACCCCATTGGTTACTTTAACAGAAGTAATACCTGCTCTGGTTTCATTGCTAATGTTTTGGAAACTTCCATTAACAATATACGTCGTATCACCTACAACTAATTCAGGACTATTGGTTACACCAATTTGATTACCCGATAAATACCAATAATAAGTAATTTGAGTTCCTGTTTGAACAGTTCGAATTGTTCGCCCATAAGATTGTTGGGAATAAATTGGCGTACTAACTTGCCTAACATAACTACTAGAGTTAGCCGCATAACTATTGGCAACAGTAACTGTTTTTACTTTATCAATAACTAATCTAAGGTTTTTACCCGTACCACCAATAGCAGAAAATTCTTCTCCAACAACATGACCTCCACTTGTGGCAGAAGTAATACTCATAGAAGTTGGAATACCTGTAACTGCGGTTGTACCAGCACTGGCTATAGCAGATGCTTCGTCTAACTGACGGTAAGTAAAGGTACCATTGGCTTCCCGAATAACAACGTGAGGAAGAGTTGTGGTATCCATTCCTAGTACTGTGCTAGGTGCAATGGTTTCTTCCCAGTTACCAACACCACTCGTCTGTCCAGCTGTAGATGGAACAAATTTTACCCAGTAATTATCAACTTCACTGTCAGCAGTTCCCGTAATTTTAATCCTTCGATCAGAAATAAATTCACGAGGTAGTTGAGCAACAGAAGTAACAATTTCTTTAAAAGCTTCGACAGCAGTACCAGTTGTACCACCTGTAGCCTTCAAAGAAAAATCTGCATTATTGGCACGACGGATAAAAATCGTATTGCCAATACCAGATGCTACATAATTAGCATTACCATTAATGGAGTTTACAAGAGCAGTAATGATAGTCTGGACACTATTTTGTGTAGAACCACTTGCATTACTTGGAGTTGTATGTGTAAAGTTAATACCATCAATTGTGATGACATAATCAGTATTGAAAGCGACAGTATTAATATTTACAAAACCAAAAGGATTATATGATGGGCTAACACTTGCACTTTGAGTTACTACTTTTGTTCTATTAAGAATAAAAATATAATCATTAATTTGAAGGGTAGCCAGATCATCAAACGAATCATGAACAGCATACGTGGTAGCTTCTGCTGCTACCGTATTGACTGTCTGTTGAAGACCACTGTTGGCATCCCAAATTTTGAGGGCTCCTGCTTTGCTAAATTGAAAGATGTACTTTTCTTTATCATCTCGAAAGATGTGAAACCAAGTGCCATCATCAACAGCATTAGTTAATTTGCCTTTGGCTTGAAGACCAGGACGCTTAGCAAGTCCTAATGTAAAATCAGGATAATAGTTATCGCAAACACGAAGTTGATTAGAGAATTTAACTGTGTCTGGTTGTTGCGATACACCACCAACCAGATTAGCAAGTTTCTGAGAGATGGCTGCCATTATCGTGCAATAGTACGGAACGGGGTATAAGAGATGTAAAAGTTCTGACCAGTTTCAACACCAAAGATATTAACAGCAGAAGTATCTGTATCATAGGCAATACAGTTAGCCCGCAGGATACCTTCGTCTTGTTGATTGAACTGAAACATTTCTTTGGATCCTACCACGCTACCAGCAAAAACACGGGCAGCACGTTGGGTAATATAGTCCTGAAAAACTTGGGGAAGATCCTCAAAACCAAACAACCATACCACATCACACAGGATTGGATTAGCTGTTGGGAAAATGTAGGTATGTTCAATTTTATCGTAGAGTTTACCGTTCCTGACTACAGTTTGATACTGTTGAACGTTCTCATACTTGTTGTCTGACAATTGCAGAACGTTATCAGGAATGGAAATTTCACCATTCGTATCAGGAGTAAAAGGATACTTTATTTCTGTATTAAAATGCCATCCTTCTCCTTGAACTTCACGGTTAACAGAATCAAGGATGGAAAGTGCTGTAGCAATCTCTGGGTTAGCGATGTCGAGCGACACCACAGGTGCCTGCCCGATGCCGGTCAACATTTGGTTGATAGCTTGAAGTTGGGTTGTCATAATTCGGACAGGTATTAAAAGAAAAGGGGCCAACCTTTAATAGTCAGCCCCAATATTAAAAGGAAAGATCCTCAAACGTTGCGGAATGCACCGGCAACGCCAACGCGCACAGCGCCAGCACCGTAAGCCAAACGGCCCACGATCACATCACCTTGGTAGATCACCTTGGTGTCAGCACCAGTGGTCTGCACAGAGGGACCGATGGCTTCCACAACGCCAGCAGCGTCACGGTGGAAGATCAAACCGCAGCTGTTGGTGAAGTCAGAAGCAATACCATAGCTGTTGTTCTCGCCGGTCACGGCAGCAGCATCAATAGAAGCGCCAGAAGCCGAACCATACTTCCCAAGGAAGGGAATGTTGTTAGACTTCTTGATAGCAATACCAGCAATCTGGAACAGACCATCGCCAGTGTTCATTGAACCCTGGGTGTTGCCATACTCACGATAGAGAATGTTGGTATCGACCTGAGAGATCAGGGCGTAGTATTGGCGGGGGCTCAGAACGGCAACGCGACCGTCTTTAGGAGCAGCCACTTCGTCAAGACGTGCGGCGGCTTCGAAGAAACCATCCACGAGGGCCTGAGCATCATACTCTTTGTTGGAACCCAGGTTGATTTGGAAACCACCGGGTTCGCCAGTCACAGCAGCCGAAGCAGAGGAGGCTTTATCCAGAACGCGGAAGATACGACGATCATAGAATTCAGCCAGGCTTTGACCGATCTGACGGGCAATAGGGCCACGGATGTCATACTGGCTCATGATCTCGTCGAGGTTATCAACGAAAGCAGAGGCAACCAGCAGATCATCCAGCGCGATGGTGGTTTCGGCTGCCGGGGGGTTACCCGAACCGAGGATAGCCACGCCAGGCGTACGATAGCCAGCGCTGATGCGACCAGTATGAATGAATTGGGCCTGTTTGCCGCCACGGAGGGTCCGGTTCATGACCAGATCCTTAGCAATGGTGCTGTTACGGAAAGCCTCGTAGACTTCGCCAGTGAACAGCTTGAGGAAGAGGTTAGTACGTTGGGCGTAAGAGGGCGATTGTCCGCCCGCCTTATTAGCTTCGCCCAGATAAGTTACT